GACGGGCTCAGTTAGGTCTGGTAAGTCTTTTTCAGCATTATTAAGGTTTATAGAGTTCTGTTTATCAGATATTAAAGGCGACTTTTGTATAATCGGTAAAACAGAAGACGCTATCAAGCGTAACATAATAGCCGAACTTCATAGACTGCTAGGCAAATCCATACGCTATTCTTCGGGAAAGCGTGAGGCAATGATATATAATAGAAAAATACATGTTATCGGCGCAAACGATGATAGAGCGGAGGGAAAAATAAGAGGTTCTACCTTTGCTGGTGCTTTAGTCGATGAAGTAACGCTAATACCTGAAATATTCTTTAAAATGTTGCTGTCTCGTCTGTCTGTTGAAGGCGCTCAACTATTTGCCACCACCAACCCTGACAGCCCACATCATTGGTTAAAGCGTGATTATATAGACAGGCGAAACCAATTAGACTGCATTGTTTACAACTTTGAGTTAGAAGATAATCCAAGTTTAGCAAAGTCTTACAAAGACAATCTAAAAAAAGAATACCAAGGTTTATATTACGATCGTTTTATATTAGGTTTATGGGTAGTTGCTGAGGGTGCTGTTTATGATTTCTTTGACAAATTAAGACATACTATTAAAGAGCCTCCTGGATACGGTGATAAATATATTGTTGGCGTAGATTACGGAACAACCAATCCAGCCGCTTTTGTAATGATAGGGCAAGCTAATCACACATATCCTAACATGTGGCTAGAAAAAGAATACTATTGGGATAGCAAAAAGGAATTAAGACAGAAAACAGATAGTGAATACGCTAAAGATTTAATAGACTTTTGCAGGGGTAAGAATATAGATACTATATATATAGATCCTTCCGCGGCTTCTTTTATTCGTGAATGTAACTACCAGGGATTATATAACATTACACCAGCAGATAACATGGTATTGAACGGAATAAGGCATGTAACTAATCTATTCGTAAACGGTACATTTAAGATTTGTAAAGACTGCACTGCAACAATAAAAGAAATGGAGTCGTATGTTTGGGACGATAAAGCAACATTAAGAGGCATTGACAAGCCTTCCAAAACTAATGATCACTGCCTGGACGCTCTTAGATACGGATTAATGCACTGGTATGAATATCCAGACAGTCCAAATAAACCTTATAATATTAATGAGCTTAACAGACGAAACAGAATGATAGTTTAAATTTTAAATTGTCATTTTTAAGATAAACATGTATACAAGACAATAGATTTAGATAACCAAGGTGTATACGATGGCGAGCGATATAGACAAAGTAAAAGACTTTAACGATCGATACGAGCATGGATTCGATTTCTGGCAGCCGTATTATATGCAGGCAGATGTAGACCAATCTTACTATCTTGGTAAGCAGTGGAGTAATGCTAATTTAGACTATCTTAAAAGGCAGAACCGTGAGGCATATGTTTTTAACGAGATAGCCAGAACAGTAAAGCAAATATCGGGACATCAACGCAGAAACAGAACTCAAGCAATGACAATTCCAGGCGGTGATGAAGATCAAGAAATATCCGATACAATCAATAAAGTTTTAGATTACGCTTTTGATAGATGCGGTGGTTATAATATTATCTCAGATGGTTTTGAACAAGGGGCTTTAATAACAGGGATCAATCTTGTGTCCACATATATAGACACTACCAAAGATAAGATTAACGGCGATATAGAGTATAACCGTATTCCATACAATGCTTTCATGTTAGACCCTGCTTTTTCATCTATAGACTTAAAAGATTGTAGCTATATTCTACGGCGTAGATATGTTGATAACAATACTGCTGCAATGTTATTACCAGAATTTAAGAACGATTTAATGGATATGGAGCCTGCAACATCTGGCGATGATAAGTTTCAATATATGACGCAATCACGCAACAACAAAGGCAGAAACAATCTATTAAGATACGATGAATATTGGGAGCGTACTACAAAACAAGGTTATATTTTAGTAGATAGATATAATCAAGAAATAAAGACATTAAAAGAAGCTACTACGGACTACATAAAATGGGTTAAAAAAACCTATCCTATGATAGATGTTAAAAAGATAGATATACCAACAGTAAGGCTTAATATAATGGTAGAAGGTGAGTTATTCTATAGCGAGAAAGCGCCTTATAAAGTTGACGACTATCCATTTACTCCTATTATCGGAATATATACCCCTGAATACTACGATTATGGCTATAAAATGCAGGGTATTGTTAGAAAGCTAAGGGATAGCCAGGAAGAACTAAACAAGATGGTTTCTAAGTCCTCAGACATAATGAAATCACAACTAAACTCAGGTTGGGAAGTAGAAGAAAACCAAGTTGTAAATCCTAATAGCTTATACGAAACAGGGCAAGGAATAGTCATCGAAAGGAGAAAGGGGACACCTCCACTTAATAGGCTTACAGCTCCAGAGATATCGCAGACATATCCGATAATGATACAAAACATGCAGAGAAACATTATAGAGCTTGCAGGAGGTAGCCAAGAGTTATTTGGTGTATCTAGTGCAGGTAATTCTCAGGTTAGCGGCACTCTATCAAAGCAAAGAGCAGGAAATGCCCTTACAGCATTCCAAGATTTATTTGACAACTGTTCTTTATCTCAAAAACTTATAGCTGAAAAGACTATCGATTTAGCATTAGCAAACTTTAGCATAGCCAAGATTAACCAAATATGTGATACACAGTTTCCCGAAGATATGGAGCTCGATAAAGACAAAATACTTTCTTTTGATATAGATGTGGTAGAAGGAACACAGACAAACAACCAAAAAGAATTAATGTTTTTACAGTTGCTAGAGTTACGCAATGCTGGGATAAATATACCAGATAAGTTAATGATCAAATATGCCCCAATAGCTAACAAAACAAACCTAATAAGCGACTTTAACGAGATTAACGAAGTAGAACAACAACAAGAACAAGAAGCTAAACAATTAGTTCAACAACAGCAAGAACTCAATATAAAACTAAACAATGCTAAGATTGTTTCGGATTTAAGTTTAGGAGAAGAAAGAAAAGCCAGAGCAAAAGCCGATATCGGATTATTACAAGAAAGAATGTCAGAAAGTGTTCAAAATCGTTCTCAAAGTGTTCTTGATAGCGTTAGAGCAGTAGCAGAAATAGCAGATATAAGACAAGATAGCTTAATAAAGGCTATTACATTTATTCAACAGATGGAAAAGCAGGCAGAAGAAGAAACAAGCCAAGCAACATTAGTTAATACAGTTATTGCAGAGCAAGAAAAACCAGAACAAGAATTTGTGGCATTAAACCAGATAACTCAACAACCTAATCAACAATAAGGCATTTATGGTATATCAAGAAATTGGAGAAACAAGAAATGCGTTAGGAAAAGACTTATCAGATAAACTTTATAAAGTTGTCGAAGAAGTAAGAGTTGAACAACCAACGCTTAAACATTATTTTGTAATATATTCAGCGAAGTTTGATAAGTTTCTTACAAACATAATAAGAGAAGGCTTCACGGTAGTTTCTCCTAATCGGATTAAAAATATACCTCCTATGCTAGGGGCTATATGTTGGGAAATTGATGAGATGGCTGGTAAGATAGAGACTCTCTATTGCCTACCTTTTGACCATAAAGCAAGCTATTCAGAACTTGTCAGCGATGAAATGGGCGGAATTATTCTAAAATAATATTTGCATTAAAATAATAACTTTAACTATAACGGAAATAGAAACAGGAAGTCGCTGTTTCATAACGCTTAAAATAGGACTCAAAACATGAGCGAAAAAATCGAGGAAACTCAAACGGTCGAAGAAACTCAGGTCGACGCTGGGAAAGAAAGCAATAGTCAGGATATTAACTGGGTTAAAGCAAATGCAACGATGTCAGAACAGGCTAACCAAGTTAAAGCTCTCTCGAAAGAGATAGAACAACTTAAGGAAGCCAAGAATGGATCGTTCAGTGGTCGTGATGATGAGGATTTAATCACTGTTAAAGACTTAAAAGACTCTTTTGCAGAAAAGGATAAATCATATCAAAACGAGATAGCTGAATTGCGTGTGCAGGCTCAACATCCAGATTATAGCGAAGTATTAGACAAATATGGAAAAACACTTCCCAAGGAAGCGTTAGAGACTATTAAATATTCTCCAGACCCATATAAGTTTGCTTATATACTTTGCAAGCAAAGCCCAGCATACATAAAAGACCAGATGAGTGGCAAGACCTTCAAAGATGCGGAAAAAATCGATGAAAATCTTAAAAAGCCTGGTAATCCAGCAAAAGCTGGGAGCAGTGGATTGTTAAGCAATATATCTAAGTATTCAAATATGTCAGGAGAGGAGATTTTAGCTTTAAATGCTAAATTTAGGAAGTAATAAACAAAAGGTTTATTATGACTCAAATGACAACATCAGGCAATGTTCCAGCAGCTGTCAATAACTATTATGACAAAGTGTTGCTAGAGCGTGCCAAGCAAGAATTGATTTTCTCAATACCTGCTCAAAAAAGAAATATCCCTGCTAACAGCAGTGATTACATGAAATTTCGTAGATATAGCAACTTAGCTACAGCGACAACTCCATTGACAGAAGGTGTTACACCTACTGGAAAAGTTGCTTCTGTTACTGATATCAGAGTTCAACTTAAGCAGTACGGTGATTTTATAACTGTTACTGATAAAATTCAGTATATCATAGAAGATAGTATTCTTAATGAAAACGCTGATGTCCTAGGACAGCAAATGGGTGAGACTCGTGACGAATTAGTTCGAGATGTTCTTAACTCTACTGCTTCGGTATATAATTGTACTAAAGGTTCTAATGGTGGCACTCCAACAGAGATAACAGCTAGTGACATCGCTATTGTTGTTGCTCGCCTTCGTAGCAACGATGCTAAGATGTTTACTCCTGATATAGGCGGTTCAACAAACTTTGGAACTAGTCCTTTGGAAAAGGCTTTCTGGGTACTTGGTCATACTGATTTAATACCTGATCTAAGAGATGTTACTGGATTTACTCCTGTAGCAGGTTACGGACAGAAAGTTGCAATCCAAGGAGAAGAGTGTTCTATTGGTAATAGTCGTTGGTTATTGACTAGTGCTGGAATTGAAGCTTCTGGAACTTATAGTTCTATCATGTGCGGAAAGAATGCGTATGCTATTTCTGAACTTGCTGAGGGCGTAAGCTCGATGATTTTCCAAGAGCCTACTGATCCTTTGAAGCAAAGAAGTACACAAGGTTGGAAGGATTTCTTTGCTGCAGTTTTACTAAACGAAAACTGGTTATGCAAAATTAACTCAACACTAGCTTCGGCATAAGGAGAATAAATTATGATGCACCAATTTTATAGATTAACATCAGGTGGAGCAGCTTACGATTTAAAAATCGGTTTTGAGCCTTCAAAGGTTATTGTTTTTAATAAAACAAAATGGGCAAGTGATGGAACAGTTGCTAAAAGTATTTATCATAAAGGTGATACTTCTGATTACGCATACAATGAAATTGCTGATGACACAGGAATAAATCGTTCTATTTCTACATCTAACGGTTTCAAATTTGAAGCAAGTTCAACATCTGGAAGAGCTAAGTCGGCAATAAGTGCCTTCACAGAAGCAAATCCTGGCGTTGGAACAGTTGCTAGTACAGCTAGTTTCACTACTGGAGATACTATTAAAATCTTCGGTGTTGCTGGTATGACTGAGCTTAATAACAACACATATGAGATCGTTGTTATTAACTCTACTACCTTTAGCTTGAAAGATTTGGCTACTGGAGTTGCTGTTGATACAACAGATTTCACAACTTATGTTGCTGGAACTATTGACTATCTTGTAAATCTATCAGACGATCAAGGTACAACAGGAGCATATACTATGACGCTTGGTACTGATATTATCGGTTCAAACAGTGATGTTATTATTGTTGAAGCCATTCCTGGTGAGTTTTATCAGGATTTAGGAGATATTGGTTAATATTAGCTGATATCGAAGTAGATAAGAGGGTAGGCTTTTAAATAGGTCTACCTTTTTTTGTTTGTTATCTATTTGCAAATAATAAGATAAGAAGATATATTAAAATTTAAATTTAACTACATGAGGTTTGCATGCCTAAGAAAGCAGTATCAAGCGAAGATAAAATAAATATCTTAGAAGAACAGATAGCTAAATTAACAGCTATGATGGAAGCAAAGCCAGAGCCTAAGAAGGAAGAAGAACCTAAAAAGCACGAACCTAAAGAGGTAACATATTACAAGTTTAAGTTTAACAATCTTGGAGACCCTGGTCAAAACCTACAGTTTAACTATAATACTAAATACTACGAACTACTAGATGGGTGCGAAGTTACACTTAATAAAAATATAGTTGAACATCTTAATGGTATACAGAGACGAGTATCAACAAATATCTGTAAAGAACAGGGCGTAAAAGAATATACTTATAAAAACCGTTTCTTATGCCAAATATTATCAGAAGAAACTAAGGTAGAATAATGTCACTAGGATTATGGACTCTAATATATATCAGAGAAAAGATAAAAAAGCTTACAGCTACAGATTTAACAGATGCTGAAATTGATATCTGTATAAATAGATATTATCAAATCATATTCCCTATGGAGTTAAGACCTTTAGAGTTACAAACATGGTTTGAAGCTGATTTAACAGCAGGAACAAGTGAATATACTCTAGCTAGTCTAAGCTTTGATGATAGTTATCTTACATTAGACAATCCATGTTATATAAGTGATATTCCGATGATATTAAGTCTTGATCCTTCAACTTTTTATGCTAAATATCCGCAAGACCAAACATATGACAATGGCTGTCCTTCTGATATTCTTTTATATGATAATAAACTTACATTTATGCAGCCACCTAGTTCGGACTATTTAGAATTTAAAGCTTCTGCATGGACTAGACCATCTGCTTTAGATAATGATTCTGATACCCCTATTCGTGAAGAATGGGGTTCTATAATTGCATATGGTTCTAGCCTTGAAGTATTAGAAGATACAGGAGACTTTCAAACTCTACAATTACTAATGCCTATGTATGAGGAAAAGAAAATAGTAATTTCTAGAAAAAGAAGCCAACAATTTTATAAAAGACGAAGTATACCATCATTTTAAGGAGATATTATGACTTGGGACAAAACAAAACCAACTAATTCAACAAAACTAGGTTCTTTGTCCGCAGAAATACGGAATAACTGGGATGCTTTAGAAGATAATATAAAAGTTGACCATTACGAAATGGGTGATACCGATGACGGCAAACATCGCAAGGTAACTCTAAAAGCTACTACAAATCCTACAGCAGTAGCAGATAATGATATTATATTTTCAAAAGATGTCGCAAATCCGTCAGGCTCAACGAAACCTGAATTACATATTATTGATGAAGATTCAAATGTTATACAGCTTACAGAAGAGGGAGAGGTTCTAGCAAATAGACTTAAAGCTGTTAGTAGTACAGAATTAGAGTTAACAGCAGCTGATGGAGAAGATGTAGAGATTGTATTGGGTGATTCTGCAGGTTCTAATAAAGTATCAATAAAAAGTGCTTCATATACTATATCAGCAGCAACAAAAGCTAATCCATGTAAAATAACTGCTACTGCACATGATTTATCAACCGCAGATGTTGTAAGGATTGTAAATGTAGAAGGCATGGTAGAATTAAACAATGCTAATTACACTATAACAAAAGTAGACGCTAACAATTTTACTTTAGATAGTACTGATTCATCATTATATACAACATACACATCTGGCGGTGCTTTTTGTGTTGAAGTAAATAAGATAGATTCTATAAATATGAATGGATTAGCAACTATTTCTTCTGGTGGAGTTCTAACAAATTCTAGTGGTAATATATCAGCTTCATCAAAGACTAGCACTGGAACATATAAAGTAGAGTTTACTAATAGTTATTCTAGTGGTAATGATTATGTAATCACAGGTACTATAATTATTGGGGCTAACAGGACAAGAACATTGATAATAAATCAGAAGAATGTAGCCTATGTTATTATTCAAACATTAGGCGAAAATGACAAGCTATTAGATTATGCTTTTGATTTAGTATTAAATAACATTTAGAGATTCCCATGGCTTACAAACCTTTCTTGATTTCAGACTTTAAACTAGGACAGCAGAGCAATACCGAACCATTTTTATTGCCTGAACAAGCCTTTGAAAGTCTATCTAATGCTTACTTAAACAAAGGGTCAGTAATAAAAAGAGAAGGTTTAACACAGTTTGATAAGTTTCCTG